TCTGCATGGCAAGCGCCTCGTTCGGCTGCGTCGGTTCGGCGGCGGCCAGACCACCCTCGTTGTATCCCTTGGTGATCGCGCCGCCCTCCTTGCGGAGGTAATCCTTGCCGCGCAACACCTCTTCCATCACCTGCAACGGGCTGCGGCCGGTCTGCTCCGCGGTGCGGCGAATCATGCGCTCGAGGTTGTCGATGTACAACTCGGGCTTGGTCTTCAGCGCCGTCACATCAGCAGACCCGTACCAACCGAGCGCCTGCGCCTCCGCCGGGGAAACCCCCTTCCGCTTGGCGGCACGCTGCCACAAGTCCTCGAAGCCTGCGTACTCAGACCCCGACGGCGCGGCCTCCCAGAACCCTGGGCGCTCCTTTGCCTCCTTCAGGGACATCTTGCCTTCGGCGACATCCCTGCGCGGGAAGTACTCGCCGATCACCTTGCCCTCTTCGTCCTTCTCAACCAGCTTGGACGCCAGCCAACGCGGATCCCCGCGCTCGATGATCGGGCCTCGCACCGCGTTCACATCCACGGTCACCGGCCGCAGGTTGCCCTGGTAGTTCCGGTAGAAGGTGCCGAGCTTTCGGTCCGGCGGCAGCGCCCCTTCGATGTCGCCAGCGGCGATCTGCTTGCCGCGGCTGAAGATGTCGCCCTGCGCGAGCGACCCGTATCCAGGCGGCAACTCAATCGGCGTGCCTTCAGGCATCGGCTCCTTGCCCCGGCGGATCTTGTTCGTAAGCAGGAAAGCGTCTTCAGGCAAGCCGCCCGTCTGGCTCAGGTGCCACAGGTACGACCCCATGCGGTTCTGCTGATCCACCGGGTTCCGCTGGGACGCGGACGCCATCTGCGCGAGGAAGGCGTCAAACTCCTTCTGGCTCATCCCCAGATCCATGGCCACCTGCCGCAGCGGCTCGGTGCCATACCACTCGGTCATGCCCAGCTTCCTGCCCTTCTCGATCAGGGTATCGACCTTCTTCCGGGCAGTCGGGCTGTCCAGCAGGTCTTGCATCCGCGGCGTGTACTTCGGGCTTTTGCCCTCCGCCCGGGCCTTGTCCACGCTGGGCATCCGCGGCAGATCCACCTGCGGCACGCCGGGCGTGTACATCCCCTGGCCGCGAGGCATCAGCGGCAGCCCCGTCCCTTGCGGTGTGGTCATCGGCGGGGTCTTCGACTCCAGCATCTCGCCCATCTTGGAAACCGATTGGCTTTCGATTGGATTGGGAAACGGTTCCAGATCGGGCAGCTTTTCTGCCTTTGGCGTCTCCATGCCCAGCAGGCGCTTCAGACGGGTCTTGGCGGCCTCTGCGGCCTTTGCTGGTACGGTGGGCATCAGCGGCTCCCTTTGGCCACGGCAAGGCCGCCACGGCGTTTTGTGATGTCTTTGCTGGTCGGATCAAAACTACCTCGATTGCCGATGGCAGACTTGACCTGCTCAGGTTGAAATGCGATCACCTCGGCAAGATTACCGCTGCGGTCGTAGTACATGATTCCGTCATGCCCGGCAGCCGTCATCTTGGCCACCTCTTCTTTCGTCAGCGTCCACGGGCTGCCACCAAAAGGCTTGAAGTCTGCCCTCCATGTCTCTTCTGTCGCAATCAAAGGATTCTTGACCGACGAATACAGAGGCATGACATTGGTGCCGGGCGTGAACTGATCTTTGTTTCGATAAACCCGCCCAGGTTGGCCCGGTATCGTCTTGATGTTGTGCGCCGCCGGTTGAAATTCCCTGTTTGGGGTCATCCAAATCGCAGGCCCGCTCAGTTCCGGGTTTACCCCTCCCGGCATAAATTCACTGAAATCGTGCGGGGTGGCGTGATACAAGCGATCTTGCACCTTGCTGCCTTCAAGAAATCTTGCCTTATTGGCTTCCGTATCAGCGGGCGACAACACATCAAGCGCCCCTTGAATTGCCCTCTTTATACCCTGCTTGATCGGCCTGACCGCGCCGCCACCGGCAAAAGGCTGCACCGGCGTCGGCCGATACATGATGGCCGTGCCCTGGCTCGGGTTCATCAGGCCTTCGTAGCCGTACTCCTTGGCCATGCGCTCCACATCAGTGAAGGCCTGGGAAGGATCGGTCAGCCCCTGGTTGTACTTTGCCGTGTACGGCCTCCGGTTGGCCTCGGCCGCCAGTGTGCGAAGGAGCAGCGGATCCTTCTCAATGTCGTACAGCCCCTCGCTTCGAGTTCCGTACCGGAAGCGCCCCAGTCCGGGTTCCGGCTGCACCCTCGAGGGATCCCCGGCGTAGAAATACGAGCGCTCCATCACGGGGTTCATCGTCTCCTTCAGGCGCTGCATCTCCCGCCCGGCAATCCCCGACCCGTACCGGCTTGGGTCGGTGGCCACCAGATCGGGGACATGACTGAAGTGAGTCAGCATCTCAGAGGCGGTTGTCCCAGGCTCAGGCCGGATCAGCGGCTGGATGTACCCAGGCATTCCGCCGGTGTACTCCAGGTCAAGGAACTCAGGCGGCAACAGCACGCTTTTCTGCGGGGCGAACTGGAATTCCTTCCACGCCCTTTTGATCATGCCGTCGATATCGGCCGCCTCTTTGTCCCGCCCTCGCCGCTCCGCCTCATACCGGTTCGCGTTCAGCCGGTTGATCCGCTGCATCAACTGGGCGTTGATCGGGCTATAGTTCACGAACGAGTTCTGGCCCCGCGTCTCGCTTGCCATGGCCATTCGGGCCAGAGGCGAGAACATCTGCGAGTGCGCCCCATAAGCGATCTCTTCGCCCTTCGGCCCAAACGGATTGCCGTGAACCGCGTGTCCGTAGAAGTCATGCACGGCCCGGAACATCTCGTTGGTGTTCAGGCCCGTCTCAGGATCGACCGCATTCAGGAAGTCGTGAGGGTCGCCCCCCTGGTAGACATACAGGTGCCGGTTGCCGTAGATGTCCCGCAGCATCTCGCCGCTGGACTGGTAGTTGCCTTCCCCCGCCCGGTGATACGACATATTGACCGGCAGGTTGCGGAACTGATCGGTCGTCTCCTTGGCCAACTGCCGGTAGGCTGCCTCGAGCAACTGGTCATAGTTCTGTGCGCCGGTCGCCTCAACGAGTTCGGGGTAGCGCTTGCCATACGCCTCGAAGACTGTCTTCTTGTAGGCATCATCCTCATCAGCCGCCAACTCAAAGGTGCGGCCGATTGCCGACTGCTTCGCGAGGCTCGAGGGCGGCATCTGCGGCTCGGTGTACGCCTGACCAGATGACCGCTGACTGTAGTCATCCGCCGCCCGATAAACGAAGTTCGTCGGATCCTTCAGCGTCGCCCGGATTGATTCATCCGATACTGGTTGCGAAACATCGTCTCCAGGTAGTCCTCCGGCACCTGCGGGATCCCGTACTTCTTCTCGTACTCCTCGATCTTTTGATCCAGTTCCTTGAGCAATTCGGGGTTTAACCCGGTAGAACGGGCCTTCTTGGGCTGTTTCATAGCGACTCTCCTTGACTCTCGGAACCTCAGGGACTTCCATTGGCTTCATCCCGCGGCGAAACATCCTCGCGGCACCGGTCACCGCAGGCGCAGCCGCCTTGATGCCCTTGCCCACCGCCGGGATCGCACCACCCAGGACGCCAGCAATCGCCACATCCTCAGGGTTGAAGGTGCCGCCCGTCCCCGCCTGGGACGCCTCGATCACCGCCTGATTCGCAGCAGATACGCCAGCAGCCCGCGGGATCGTGCTCGCCAACCCAGCAGGAACGAACGAAGCTATACCCGATATGATACGCGGAATATCACCCACGCTTACACCCGGGGGTATCGCATACTCCTTTTGATCGAGTGACGACCGCAGGATGTAGTTGCCCTTCTCGTCCTGGCGCACCTGAACACCAGGAAAGTTCGCCTTGAGGATCTGGACGGTTTCATCGGGGGATGACTGCAAGGTGCCCAGCGCTGCCTTGAAGCTCGGCAGCGTCAGCCGGTTGAGTTCCGGCATCCCCGTGTACTCGGGCAGGGACCGCGTCTCCGGCGTGGCACGGCGAGACCCGGTGATGGCCTCACCGATCTCTTCGAAGAATCCTGGTTGCCGGTCAGCCATGCCCTTCCCCGTCATAAATCAATGCCGCCATCATAGTCGTCGGGCAGTGTCAAGTCCATCAGACCGCATATGGATTGACCCTCCGCTGCCTGCCGGTGTCGGCGTAGTCGTCTTCGTCCCAGTCGTCATCCGGCGGGGGATCGACCTCCAGCCAGCCAGCGTCGCGCAGCCAGCGCAGGGCCTGCGAGCCGGTATCGACATAGTCGTCGTTCGTCGTCTCAGGGAAGGCGCAGATCTGGCTCACGAACCCTTCCGCCCAGTCGCGAACGAAGCCCTTCCGCTGGCTTGACTCAGGGATCCAGACGCGGCCGCGGGCGATGATATGCGAGACGATGTTCAGCCGCTGGATCTTGTCCGCCCGGCCAGGGTTGTAGGCCATGACAGGCAGGTGCGCCCGCTGAAGGTCTTGGATCAGGCTGATCCCGGCGGACTTGTCCTCGATGAGGATCAGATCCACCCGCTTCTTCTCCTTGCCGTCACCAAAGACCACGCCGTACTCCTCGACCACCTTCGGCCGCAGATCCGGGTACTGAAGCCTGTCCTGCCATGCGTCGATGAGCATGACCGACATCGGGCCATCCAGGGGCTTGAAGACGCCCCAGACCGTGCAGGCCGTGGGATCGTTCTGGGTCTTCTCGCTCGTGGCGCAATCGTAGGACTGGATGATGTACTCGAACTTGGGGAACTCCTTACCGTCAGGCCACAGGCGGAACCACTCGCGCTTGACGATGCCGCCCTCTTCGGGATCGATGATCTCGGCGTAGATCTCCTGGCGGCCCAGCCTCGTGCCCTCGTACGACAGGATCTGGCGCTTGAAGTTGTCCGACAGGTTCGCGATGTTGTCGTAGGTCGAGGCCGTGGTCACCACGACATCCTCACCCTCCCGGGCGATCAACTCGAGGATCAGATCCTTGGGCTTCGGCGTCGTTGTACATATTAGGCGGGTCTTGAATCCCTCGCCCAGCGTCAGCCGCAAACCGAATTGCATCATGTCCCAGGCGTCTTGCAGGTACTCCCAGGCGGCAAGCTCGTCGCACCATCCTCCGTGGAACTGAGGGCCGCGGAATCGCTCAGGCTCCGAGGCCGGGATGCCCTTGATCAGGCTGCCGTTGACCAGCCGGAGTTCGTGCAAGGCCTTGTTGTAGTCCTCGATCAGCGCCGCGGGGATCACAGACACCAGCCCGGAATCACCCTCGAAGCAGGTGCCGCGGACATCCGCGCTCGTGGGAGCCGCCACCAGCCAGCGGGTCTTCGGATACTCCCAGGCCCACCACGCCAGTTGCTCGGCGGCCGTCCTGGTCTTTCCGGCTCCCCGACCTGCCAGCATCAGCCAGATTGACCACCAATCGCCAGGGGGGAGGATCTGATGCGCCAGGGCCTTGTGCAGCCATGTCAGCCGCCACGCCTTGGCCAACCGCTCGTAGGGAGGCAGCGCCCGAAAGGCTGCCTGCACCTCGGGGTGCGCCAGATCAGCGAGATCCATCCTGGCGCTTCAACTCGATGTTCTGAAGCAGGGCGGCCATCATCTTCTCAGCCTGGGACTCCACCTCGACCTTCACCGGGTTCTCGGCGTCACCGGCCAGTTGCACTCGGTCGCCGAAGCGCTTGGGATCCCACTTGGCCAGCAGTTTCAACCGGGTCTCGATCCTGAGTTTGGAACGCTGAACATGATCGCCATTGAGCATCCAACCTACAGGCTGACCATCTTTGTCCAGCCTCTCCATCCAGTCATTGCTGGCGTCGTCGGCAATCGACAAGCACTCCTCGGCCAACGAGTCATATCCCATTTCGCGTGCGCGTGCGATGGCTACGGAAAGACCGACGCCGCCCCCGGAAGCCACTGCTTTGTCGTCTCGCACCATCCAGTCATAGACTGTCTGCCATGCCGGGAACCCTTCTTTCCTGCATATCTCTCTGAGGGGAACTCCATCAGCCAGGAGGTTGCACATCTCTTGTGCGATCTCTGGGGTGTATTTGGAGGGCCTGCCGGTCTTCTTGGGCTCTAACCCTATGGGCTTGGGCGTTTGTGCCTTGGCGGGCGTTTTGGTGGCTTTACGCGGGGTTTCTGGCTTGGCCATATTCCTCTCCGGTCTTTTGTGATGCGCCAAGTTTAACCGAATGGGTTACCCAAGGGTGGTAGCCGTTGACTACCTTGCCCCTCCCATCTCCGAAGAGACCAGAGCACCCTGAGGCTGCGATTCATCGATACCGGGTTGTCCCACCCATGTCCCAGGTATCTTGTGCGGTCGCTCGCAGACACGCCGCTCGGCTGGCAGACGGGTGAAGTCTCGCCGGTGTTTTTCCCCTATGCGCCCATGCAGGCTCTCCCTATCGCGAGGGGAGCGGCTAGCGCAGAAACAAAAAACCCTTGCTGCTGCCCCCCGGTAGGAACCCCGTTTCCGGGGCGAGAGGCATGAGCAAGGGTTCTTGATGTCGGTTCCTACGCCAACGGGAGCAATCATAGGTGCGGCCTCAATTCCTTGTCAACACGGCCGGGACGAACCGATTCGCTTTCAGTTCCCTGGTGACTCGCTGCCCTCGATCAATTCGGGCTGATCAAAGTTCTTGTACTGCTCGACCGGCGTGCCCTTGCCGATCTCCGCAACCAGATCATCCTGCGACGCAACACGAACCGACAACATCGTGTTCGCAACATGACTCAGTGCCTGCTGACGCAAGGCCGCCTTGATCAGCCGAATCTTTCCGTCGGGCGTGCCGACAAGGTAAATGCGCTGTTGAGTTGCCATGGCTTTCTTTTGTTTTGGATAGGACAGGTGTAATTCTACCGGACATCATCAGATGTGAAAAGGCCCAGCTTGTGACCGGGCCTTGATGCGGATACTGGGAGCATCACCCCACGCTAACCGAGTCGGTTTTGGTTCGCTTTCAAATCGGAATAGGTTCGCTATCGATTCGCCTCAAAGTAGGCAAATCATAATGATGAAGACCGTGAAGGCCAACCCTGCCAGTGCCTCATCTACAACATATCGGCTGCTGCGCTCGTAGGCCCAGCGCTTCTGGCTTGGTAGGCGGGCCATCATGTCGTCGATCTCAGGCTTAGTCATGAGTCTTTCCCTTCAGTATCGCCACCAGACTGTCTGCTAACCGCACGCAGACCACGGCGAACAAGCCAATGCAGATGCCAAGCAGGACCGAAAACGCATCAATGCTCATCCTGGCGCTCCCGTTGTTTCACCTCGTACCCACTCTTGAAGCCCTCGTAATGGGCAAGCCATATCCACTGGTACATGGCCAAAATGCGTGGCGGCCCAGGCGACTTTTCTGAAGCCTCTTCAAACAGCGCCTTCCGCATATTTGCGTAAGCCGACGCTGCCAGATGCAACTTATCGCTGTCCATCGACCCTCTCCTCTGACGGCCGCATTGACGACTTTAGATACTCGTCGTTCCGTTGCTTCGTCTTCTTCATCCAAACAAGCAAGTCCTCAACTTCTTCAATTGAGTACATCCCATCAGGGATGTGAAACCGAGCGGTTTTGTAGATTTTGTACTCAACCATGGTTCTTCTCCTTTAGCTTCTGGTCGATGAGATGAAACAGCCCGATGGCACCCTCTGCTTGCTCGAGGATCTGGTAGAACTCCTCCTCGTTGAGGGACTGCCATTCCGTGCGCTTGTAGAGCGGGATCCACTTGGGTCCAAGGGCTTCGCCGTCGAACCGGATGCGGCCGCTGAAGGGGTGATACCAGCAGACGGGCTTCATGTGTTCTTTTCCTTCAGCCTCGCTTCGATAGCGCGACAAAGATCCACGGCTTGGTCACGGTAGAGCATTGGGATCGCGTTGGGGATCTCGGTGTGCTCATCCACGATGTCCAGGATCTCCTGCGTCGTTAACCCTCCCCATTCGCCGTGCTTACGCATCGGCACAAGCCAGGGTTCGATCCGGAACAGGTTGTAGAACTTCCGCTTGCGATCGCTGATCTCTCGCTGCGTGAACCCGGCGATGAGCAGCACGGCGTTCTCTTTTTCACTGATCACGGTTTTTCTCCTTCAGCTTTGCTTCAACAACGCGGGCAAAATTCATTTGTGTGGATCCGACAGCCATTTCGTCGGCTTTGTACATCGCCTGTACGATTTCCTCATCCGTCAGCCCGACCCACTCTGTGTTCCCCGGAGCCGCCTGCTCTAGCGAGAACGCCTGCCCCATCTGCTCCGCCGTATATGTGGTGATCGACCCATCTGGCCACCGAATCCATGCTCCGCCGTCAATAGATGTTGTATAGACCCGGCACAACTCGTCGCTTTCCATGCACCGGACATATGTTCCGCGTCGATACCGGGGCGGCGGTGCGGTGTAGAGCGGCATAGATTCTGTGGCGTAAGACGGCGGGTCGCTGTGCGTCAGCACCCAATTGCTGACAAACTCGCCGTTGACCAATGCTTTCCATCTCCACGCCACCGGCTTCGCCTTCTGCCGCGCACAGACCAAACAGCCATCACCGGGGATGATCGCTCTCCAGCCGCACTCCTTGCACAGTTCGAGTGAGGTCTGGTCGTAGTGCTCTTGGCGCGGTGCGGTGTAGAGGGGATACTGGTTCCATTTTCGATCCAACTCGAAATCATCAAGTTGATAGAGTGATGGTTGTTTGTAATTTCCTTGAACGTGCATCCACGCCACCGGCTTCTTTGCCTGCTCGATGGCAGAGCGGAGATTAGCGATCACCTCCGGGCAATGAATTGTCAGTGCCTCAACCGTGCCATCGTCGGAGTCGGTGCAACCGCCTTGCAAGTCTTCCAGCAACTCCAGCGCCTGCTTCATTACCTCGATGCTCATGCCGCCTCCCTGATCGCGTAGCCATGCCACACCACACCCTTCATTGGATCTCCAACCTTGCAGGGTCGCACCCAGACATTTTTCCCGCTCCGCAGCCTTCGTAAATGGCCCCTACGGTCATGTTGACGGGGGGATGCATGGGTACCCCCCTTGGACTCTGATCGTGGCTTGGAAGGCTCGATATAGACCATCGTCCAGTCGTAAGTAGGAACCTTGCCCTGCGCGAT